TATTGTTAAAGGAATTCTTTCTATATTAGTTGGTAAGAAAAAAGCAGAAGCGTGATATAATATAATGTGTGGTGAAGCTTTTGAATATAAAAATTCTAAAATTACTTATAATATAGGTAATCCTATGGGTTTTTATACTTCATGAGCTTTGACAACATTATCTCATCATTGGGTTCTTTATGAAGCTGCGAGAAGGTCTAATTTATTAGATTCTTATCTAGGCCATTATAAATTACTTGGTGATGATATTGTTATATCAGAAGAAAATCTAGCAAGGGAATATCAGTTGATATTAGCCGAAATTGGTGTTGAAATATCTTCTAGTAAAACTCATATAAGTGAAAACTTTGTTGAGTTTGCTAAAAGGTTCTTCATCAAAGAAGGTGAAATATCTCCTGTGTCCAATAAAGGTATTAATGAACACTCTAAGAACTTTTCTGCTCTTATTGAGTTCATGTATATCTCTGCTGGGAGAGGTGTGAAATTCTCTCTTCCTTTGTTAGATTGTGCTTTTTCATACTATTGTTCTAGATATACAGTAAGGTCGAAAGACAAACCTCGTATTTATAGAAGGATGTATGAAGCTCAATTGTTGTACAAAGTTAGGACAGGTTTAATTAATCCTATTACTTTAGTTAATCACTATTTTAATAGTTTTGGTTTTACCCATCTTAGCTGTAACATGTGACATGTAGCTGATGCTATCATATCTAATGTTACTGTACAATTATTTGAGAAAAGCTCAGCTAAATTTGTTGGAGACAAACAAGACAGGTTATATCGTGCCTTATTGTTTTATTCAGCATTCCCCACTATAGTTAATTCTGGTAGATCTCATCCTTTATTAAAAGATATTCCTTTGATAAAAGAAACAGATCAAACCAATATTATCTATAGTCACCCTTATAGTTATATTATAGGCGAATTCGTTGAAAACGCTTATACTAGAGCTATGAAGGAGGCTTTTACCATTGACACAAGTGGACGAGGGTTTTGAGGCCCAGATCTGCGAGTGCTTATTGGTGCTGACGCAAATTCTATTTTAAAAGATAGAAATTACGTCTTACAAAGCAGGGTTTCGACATTGTTTTTGGATACTCTTAAAGAATCAATTGAGACTTTAATTATCCATCCTTAGATGAAGATCTTCCTAGAATGTATTGGAGTAGGATCCTTAAATACCTTCCGGTAAGTGGAGCACTCAAATGCAAACTTTCAGGTAACAAAAGATTAGCAGACTAAACACCTGTCTAACGCCTTGTTACCTTATTGTAG